CTCTTCGGCAGTTAGCATATAATGAGTGTTACGACTTATCTGTCTTCTTAACTCTAAGTCAACTGCTCTATCAGGAATATATAAGTCACCTCCTGGAGTTTCCATATCATTATAGAAATCATCCAAGTCTTCTTTATTGTGAAGAGTGACAATATATTCTTCCATCGTTTTAAGCCTCTAATTGTAAAATTTGCACAGATACTGTAATTGCTTGTGTACTACCACTTTTGTTTCTTACTTTAACAGGTATGTTTGTTGTTGGTGTACCTTCTAAATTATAACCAATTGTTCCTGGAGATAACTTTACGGTTTGTGCACCTGTTGTAATTACCTCAGCAATAACACCAGAATCTGGTGTTGGGTCAGTAGTTTCACTTCTTGAGTTATCTGCTGTGCGAGAACTGTTGTCCGTGTAAAGAGTTACCCAAGCTGCAGCTGATGTTGTAATTGTATATAATGCGTATCCTTTGAAGCCAGTAATATCAATGTCTGTTGATACTCCGTCGGCAATTGATGCAGTAGCCTGAGAAGGAGATGTACGACTTGGTAAACTTCCACCACCGCCACTTGCTGATGGGTCAGCAATTACAATATCGCCAATCATTGTACTAGAGTGGATCTGACATATATATTTGTAAGTTCCATTTATATCGCCAGGTACTTTCCAATATAATACACCGCTTATTTTGCCTTGTGCACTAGAACCTGTTGTTCTTGTTCCATCAGGAGCAATATGAACAAGTCCTGTATTGTATGCAGATCCACCTGATGTATTAATTTGAAATGGGTGTGAAGAAGTAACTGATGTTAAATCAAATGCAATTGTTTCTCCAGCATTAACATATAGTGTTGGATTATCTGTTGTACCATAATGATCTGAACGATACGCGCTTGAACCGTTTGGTGTAATTACATGAACTGTTGTGGCAGGGAAAGCAATATCGTGTACATCAAGATCTGCTGTATTAATTTCAGTTAAAGCAGCTAAGGTTGAAGAACCGCCACCGCCTGTTTGGTCAGCAACCCAAGCAAAGTCGGAACCTGTCCAACTTAATATTTGACTGGCGCTTGCACTTGAAGTATTTAAATGGGCACTAACATCAGAATCAGAATATGATCCGCCTCCGCCTCCGCTTATTGTTGTAAACGTAAAGTTACCTGCACCGTCTGTCGTTAATGCTTGACCGTTAGTTCCATCAGAACCAACATCTGTTAAATTAAGTAAACTTGTTACACCTGCGCTTGGTAATGCAGTCCATGCGTAATCAGAACCAGTCCATTGTAATACTTCATTAGAACTTGCGGCCGAAGAATTTAAGTGAGTATCAACGTTTGAGTTTCCATATGACCCGCCACCACCACCTGACTGAGCAACCCAAGCGTAATCAGAACCAGTCCAAGATAATACTTCGTCAGCCTGTGCTCCACTTGTATTTAAATGAGTATCAACATTTGCATTAGCATATCCGCCACCACTACCCGAAGGTTGTTCTATCCAAGTATAAGTACCGTCTCCATTTGTTTTAAGAATGTAATTTGCAGTTTCACTATTAGAAATAGCAGCTGTATATACCCAAGGATTAAGAGGGTCAGTATAATTTAAAATATCTCCAGCGGAATTATCAGAGAGAAGTCTTCTCCATGAACCATGTGCATAATATAAAGAACCCGTATCATGAGCATGACCTATAGATCCATGGTATGTAGATGCACTAACATTATCAAGAATAAGTTTAGTATCATATAAGAATGATATTTTATTAGGCTTTCCTGAAAGATCTAAGTTACCATTGATGTCAAACAAATCTGTTGGATTATTTGCATCTCCTAGCGCTAGGTAAAGCTCATTAAAGTTATCGTTTGCTTTGTCAAATGCATTTCGTAACGGATCGCCTGTCCCGTCGTTTGCCGATGCACCGATATTGATTATTTGTTTAGACATTTTATTTTCCTAAAATTCTTTATTAAATTATTTATTCTCATTGCCTATGACGGAGGTGTCGCAATGTCGTAATTGTTTTCTAAGTATTGGCCAAGTAAGTGTTTCATATCATTAGTGACTGTATGGCCAACATCTTCACGGAAGAATATTACATTTCCATAATCATAAATTCTACTTGTTGAACCATACACTGGTCCTGTTGTTAATTGAAGTCCTGTATAACCTTGGGCTTGTGCAAACCTAAATGCGGAATCTTCAGCAGATAAGAACGTTGGGCTTAAAGCAGACCATCCAGCTGTCCCGCCAGAGTAAGGAATAACATTATCTGCTCTTCCATTCATTTGAACAATTCTTCTTTGTGGTATTGGAGTCTTTTGTGTTGTATAACCATCTAATGGCCATGGATCACCTGTATAAAAATCATTTATTGGGTACCAGAACGCACTATTTCTGTATTGGGTATCGTGAGTTTGTGATATCATACATACAATTGTATCAACAGCAAGATCGTCAATTTCAACAGCGGCTCTTAATGCAAGTGCACCACCATTTGATACACCTACAATACGAATCTTAGTTTCGTCAACGTTATTATATAGTTTCAGTTTGGCAATAAGATCTTTTAACATTTCAATATCAGGACCGTTTGAAGCTTCATTTACAATATTCCAACTATTTGAATAGCCGTCAACTCCAATACATATATGTCCTGGCAGATCATTCTCGAATTGACGGACTGTTGCGAAACCTGTTCCGCCATTACCGTGTAATAAAATAGCAACTGGGTATGGTCCTGGTCCTGATGGTATACTAGCTGTCATGGTATAATCGTAGAAACCTATATCCCAATTCTTCGTAATTGTTAAATCAGAAACATTAGATGAAACTAATGTCAATCCGCCATCGCCGCCTGGCTCATGGTCAGCCGACACATACGAGCTATCAGCAGTAAAGTTTGTAACGTCAGCCGCCAAGTTTGAAATATCAGCAATGTCTAATGGTGAACCTCCACCTTGATCATTAAATAGTCTTAAGAACCTCGGTTTAATTGTTCCGCCAACCTTAGCTTTAAATATAAAATCACCAAACAGTTTTGAGCCTGCCAAGTGAACATTTTCTTTTAATAACTTTTCGTAATTCTCTATAGGCAAGCTTGATTTAATTTGATATGAATACTCTTGATAAAAATTACTATCTTGTATTCTCTGTCCTGAATCTAAGTACTCTTGATTGTATGTATTAATTGTTTCATCAACTGTCCATAAAAGATTTTCATGTGATGTATACCAAACTTGTTGTTTCATTGAAGGAACTACAATATTATTCCATCTATCTTTAATTGATTGTGCGGCTGTGCCGTTGAAAAGTTGTGTTAGCCAAATTGAAGTAGCGGCTGAGATCGGCTGACTTTGTTTACTAAAGTCATATATTGCGTATCCATCCGAAGCAGTACTACTGAACCAGCCTTCAAATGCTGGATCTAACCAAGAATAACTATCAACTGGGTTTAAGCTTGCCACAATCCTCGTTACTATAGTAGAGAAGTTAAGAGTAGGTAAATTTGTTATAGTAGTAGTTACACTATTTTGTTTCCATCCACTTAAGTGAGAATTGGTACCTGCCCAATATCCACTCGTGACACCTTGATTTTCTGCTTCAATAATTCCGTGAGAAACAAATGAACCATCATCTTCTCTTAATTCGCCAAGACCTGACGCAAAATCTACAATCTCTTCAGGTTCTACTTCAAATTCCCAATAACCAAATCCTGAATTTAAAATACCTACTTCTGAAATTTTACCAATAGCAAATTCTGTTGTTGAAGAAATAGTTGCGTTATCTCCAAACCTTCCAATACCTTCATAATCGTTTGAAATACTAAGAACGGGAAACGCTGCAGTTGGAGAATTCTCTAATATAATATTTTCGTCTTTATTTAAACCATTTACATTATATGGTATGACAGTAATAAACCCTTTTGATTGATCTATATTTTTTACAACACCAGCAATACCTGACGTGACACCTCTTATTCTATCGTTTACTGAGAACGATCCTGCGTTACCTGCGTCAGCAAACAAAATAGTTTGGTTCTTACGATCTAAATTTTTGAGGGCTGAATCTTGGGCAATGGCAAATACGTCTGATTTATAATCTGATCCTGGATTAATATTATTAAATCCAATGATTCTTCCGATTGTTAAATCTGCAATATTAAATGCATCCGATAATACAGTGTAAATATTTGGAGCAGCTGTAGTGCCTGTCATATTTGTTGCACCACTATTATAATCACTTACATTTGGATCACCAGTCACGGTTGGCCCAATATCTGTCTGATGCATTTGTATTGCTACAAACGGATTTATAACATCAGTAATAATAGAGGCAATTGATGTATCACCTAAGGCAGAAACTATTACATCACTTGTACTACTTGTGTCAGGGTATAATGGACCTGGTGAAGTAAAGTTTCGAGTAACTAATTGATTTGCTACATCAGATAAATTAATTGTTAATTGAGGTTGAGGTACACCGTCAATATCCGGCCTAACTGTTGTAACTGCTAGATTAACTCCAAAACCGGTATTAGTTGAAGTTTGGTCGACAAGCTTAACCCCTATAGAAGATAAGTTCTGACCAACAACCTCACCTTGTACACCATTAGAATCTTCTAATATTTCTCCAATTATAAATCCTAGGTTATAACCGTTTTCACTATTATCTAATATAATTGATTGGTCGGAAACAATTAACCTAGTATTGGCAATAGTATAACCATAACCGCCATCATCAACATCATACGATATCTGTCCTGATGCTTCATCAGTAACTGCCGTGACAATCGCTTTACCTGCGTTACCATCTTTTTGATGAACATTAAGAACTTCTCCGATTTCTCTACCAGGTAAATTCTTTCTTCTTGCACCTACATCTGATCTGTCAACAATAGTAAACTTTGAAAGAGAACCGTTTGCTTTACCAAAAGAAACAACTTCTCCATTAATATTACATAGAATATCTTCATACTTACTAAATGTACCTTGAATACCATCAAGATATATCACTGGTGTTTTAATACCATTTAAAATAAAGAAGTTAATTGATCTTACAGAAGCCTTTGCTTTACTTACTGATCCTTCAATGTTTCTTGCTAACAAATCCTTATAAGAATATTCTTTAGCTGACTTTGAAGTAAATAAATTATTGTTTGGAAACATTTGTAAATATACACCTTGCTTCCAATCAGAATCAGAAACCTTTTGCATCTTTTCGGCAGGGTATATAATTTCAATCTCAAACTCTTGATAAAATATAGCAAAGAATAATTCAATACCTCGAGCGGTACCTTTTGAACGATATAGATCAAGAATATTTTTAATAATAAACTTAATAGTGTCAGTTTTAAGTGGAAGGTCAGCAAGAAACTTTTTCTTAAAGAATATAATCATACTCTCTAATGTAGTATCAATATCCTTCGTCTCAAATAATCTTCTTTGTTGATAGATATGTTGATTCTCTTGCGTTTCAGAGAACTTATAATAATCTTCTACTAATTGAACAAGCTCAGGTCCATCTTCCCTGTAAATAGCGGGGAACTGATTCTTAACGAATAGCGATAGATTTTTTTCTATATCACCCTGAGGCATTATTTCTCTCTCTTATTAATAATTTGTCGAATTGCTAGCAACTGGAGTTTCAAACTCTTCCAGATCCATTACAACTTTAACATCTGTATCTCTTAATATAAACACTCGGCCTTTTGGAGCAACAACATCGTTATCAACAGTTTTAGCAGATACTTTAATTGCACTGCCTGTATACTTTTCAACTTTAAAGTTTGTTAACTTAACTTCTCCTTTTTCGTAATCAACAGTACCTGCGGTTGGATTAATAATCTGTGGGTTAGTCGCTTCATCTGTAATAATCATAATATTTCCTTGACCATCATCTTGGAAGAATACACATGTGCCATCAACATCGAACGGAGAAGATTTAATCGCAGGCTTATAATTTGTAAATCCACTTGCTGCTCTATACGGATAAGGTTTAATTAAAAGTGTTTCAAATCTGAATGTTGGGTTTGTATTAAAATTAAGAGGAGGTGAATATTCAATTACAGGACATATAGACATTTCACTACTCAATATACCTACATCCAAATCATCAATGATTCCTGAAACTTTAGATGATCTTAATGTTTTATCAAATCCTTCAAGATTATCATCAGAATATTTTTGAATTGCTGTTCTTACTAATGTCTCTAATTCATTAGCACTCTTTTCGGTATTCTTTTTACTATAATTTACAATGACAGTTGTATCAGCATAAACGAATTCTGTTTGTTTAAAGATTGGCTCAATACCTAAAGGAGCTCTATCTTTTAAATACGCAATATATGAATTAGATAAAGTAGATGATATAATTTGTGTATCATCATTTAAATAAACTGAAATAGCAACTCTACCAAATTGAGGTGGATCTAACTGTTCGCCACCATAAGCAGATACCGCTGAAATCTCAGGGAACGCCTGTTGTAATAGTATTTCATAATCCTTTGTCGTAACTGCCCTTTCTTGAACTTGTAATGCTTTTGGAGCAAAGTATCTAATTGATTCCATACTTTCTCTTTCGGCTCCGCCTGAAGCAGAAGATAATACAATAGGACTAATTTCAGCGCCATCAATAAAGCTTGCACTAAATGCAGAATCTTTGCCTGCCCCATTTGGTTCTGCACCTGAACAGATTCTATATCTTACTCTTACATCTTCGAATTCTTCAGGCTGTAAACCAAATTGATTCTTACCAAAGTAAATAGAATAACGATCATCAAGATATGGTTCAAGATAGAATACTTTATCTGTTGGGTTAACACCATAAATTGTATTGGCTCTTGTAAATACATTTGCGTCGTCAGTTGCTTCTGCGTCAACAAAGACAACAATTGAATCTGTATCTACTTCATTGTTTGTAAGGAATACTCTTAATACACCATCTGCGTCAACAATAAATCCTTCTCTTTGGAAACTTGATAGTATTTCACCTTCGTATACATCAATACTTTCGGCAATAAATGAACCTACTTGATATTGTTCACCTGTCTGTGGATTTGTATTGCCTGGGACAACTCTTCTTGCTGTATATACTTGGTCAGTAACAAAATTAAAGCTTTCGCCTAGATGAGATACTTTAAAATTTGAATACTTTGGAATTGTAATTGTTGAGCCTTCTGCTTCTGCATCAACAATAAGTACAAATAAAGTTGCCTTGGCAGATTTTCGCGAACGAGGAATATAGTTTAATTCTTTTGCATGGGAAACGATAGAGTTCTTAAGGACGGCAGAGTCAAGAAACATTTCGTTAAGGGCCATGTTAGTATAGAAGTTATTTTGATAACTATTAAACGCAAGAACGTCTAATAGGACGCTCATATTCGATCCTTCAAAGTTATAGTCTTTGAATTGTGTTTGCGTTTCTAAATAAGTTCTAAGCTGACCTTTAACTGAATCAAAGTCAAGCTCGGTAATTGGTGTTTTTGGATTTGCCATCTCTATCTATTCCTTTGTAATACAACGTCTAACTGTATCGGCTGTTCTATTTGTTTAACATAAAAAGTAATTCCAACATATACTTGGCCGTTATCGGTATCTGAACTTACAGAAACATTAAGCAGCTGAGCTCTTGGCTCGTATGTTTGAATCGTTGAAGTAACTCTGTCTTCTATTAATTTTAATGTACCAGGTGTTAAATTTTCAAATAACATTGCCCTGATATTTCCACCTATATAAGGTTGCATTAATCTTTCACCGCGATCTGTTAATATAAGATTCTTAATTGAATCTTTAACAGCATCTTCATCTTTAAGTAATGCTAAATCTTTTGACACTGGGCTAATAAGCAAGTCCTTTCTAAAATCAGAATTAAGATTTAACTTTTTCTTTACTGGTGAAATGTAATCTGCTATTGCCATTATAGTATTTCTCTTATGTCTAAATGAATCTTGTCATTGTAATCTTTAACATATTTAAATCCACCTTTCAGAGCCTTTTCAATAAAGGCCTCAGGATCATTCATATCTCTTTTAATATCAACAACTAAACCACTCAAGTGTGAATTATCTTCAGGACCATCCGCTTTTGAATTATATGCTTTACTTACCCACCCTTCTAAAATCGTTAATGGTTTTTCACTATTTGTTGCTATCTGTAATCTTTTGAGGTATACTTTAACATCAAGATCTACTCTTGTATATCCGTATATACCAACTCCTTCTTTTTCATCAAATGATTCGCCTTCAACTTTAAATACATTTGATGACCCGGCGAATACATTTCCGCATCTTGGCAACGATTTGTATTCTGCTGCAGTAATAGGTTTAACATTTTGAGGCAATTTGCCCGTATCAGTTTGTTCGTTACCGCCAGGAGAAGTCCATCTACCTTGTAATCTATTTATTACCTCTTGCCTGGTTGTTGGAGAATACCTTATAGCGCCTGCTCGTATTGCCGAGGATTCGTTAATTCTTGAAATGTTTTTAAGACGATCTACGATTGTACTATATCTTCTTGTATAATCGTCAAGTGGTTTATTAATATCTCGAATCAACGCTTCTATACTACCTGAAAGTGCACAAATGCGAGCAATGATATATTGAATCTCTTCAATGCCTGGTGATTCAAATGCAGCAATTGCATAATCTATTAAACCTTTTATTTTATCTTTAATACCTTTCTTATTCTCTTCGGTAAAGAATGCACACATTTGCTCCCTTGTTGTCATAATACCTTTTATAACATTTTTGTTTACAAATGTTTCTGCATCTTGAGTGATAGCAGCAGGATCAAAGTTTTCAATCATATCTTGTACTTCTTGAAATACTCGATCTATGACATCAGTGATTTTCTCTTTTATAGATTCAATTAATTCCTTTATTAATGCTTTAACAGTAAGATCTTTAATTCCATCGTATCCTCTCGAAATCTTCCCAGCAATTTCTATAGCATCAGCTATGATACCTTCAACAGTTCCAATTAAATCAAAGAATGCGTCTACTGAAGCGAAGAAAGAATCAAACCTATTACAAAATCCACCTAAGATAGATGTATTAAAATCATTCTTATAATAAGCATCAAGGTTTCTTGCTAACTTAGGAGAATCATTATCATTTAATAAATTCGCAGGAGTATAATTATATGCTTGAATAAAGTCAGCCGTTTCGAGATTAGATATATCTCCTCTTTGCCATCGGTCTTGTAAATCAGGATAAGGAGTAAGATCACCTATTCTTTGTTTTAATAATCCATTTAAATAAGTAGTAGATTTGTATATGTCATCGCCGTATTTGTTAACTGCTCTGCTTAATGGATTACTTTCTGCATCTTTTATAATACTGTCCGCAATTTCTGCACTAACAGCATCAATTTGTGCAAGTGTATATCTTCCTACACCATCAGTGACTGGTCTTGCACTAATAGATAAAGTATTTTGAATTAACTGATCATTAGGATCAACACAATTATCAACCATTATCTAAGTCCTCTTCTTGTTAAAGATTTGGTTTGATCTTTTGCCGAATCGTCTAACGCTGAAATATATCCACCTGAATAACCCATCGCAAAATATCCACGAGGGACGATTGAAGTTGACTTCTTAGGTGGTTCTGGCATTTTAATTTGATTCATACCCCAAGCGCCAAGTCCTATAGGTGTAAAGTCAGCAATAACAGCAAGGAATGCATTAACAGGATTAAGTACTTTAGCAATAAATTCTGGACTATTACCTGTAGGATATGCCCAACCTGAAGTAATCCCAGGAAGAGGAGCAACGACAGGTGCGGAAACAGCAGGAGGTAATAAAACAGGTACAGTTGGTATTGACACTGAAGCAACTGGTACACTATATCCTCCATTATAAGATACAGGACCTGAAGGCAACGGAGCACCTATTGTTGTAAAGTCACCTCTTGTTGCCGCAACCGATGTAGCAATAACTGATGGAGAATTAACAACACTGCTTGAAGTAATTGCTCCTGAATTAATAGCAGTTGTATTGAATACTCCAGTATGTGAAGTTGTGATAGAAGCAATTTGCATGGCAGGCGTTGTTAAACTCCAACCCGGTGATGGTACTGATGTTCCTGTTAATAATGTAGGAGGTATTAAACCACTTGCTAGGTTAATAATATTTGAAGCAGCATTATGTATATCACCTGGAGTAGATAACTTAATTGCCTTTGTTGAGAATACATCATAAGTATTTAATGCTGTATTTTTAATATTCTTGGCAACGAAGTTTAATTGATTAACCGACTCAAACTGTATTTCCTTTTTACCAAACAGTGTCATAATACCTGCATTGGCTTCCAGCTTAACTTCAGCTCCTCTTAGATTAACCTGATCACTTCCGTTAATATTTAATGAAGCACCTGAAGCAATTTCTGTATGGCCATGTACAAGTAATTTATAATCACCTTCTACTTCTTCTGTTTTATTTCCTTTTACATAAACATGAGAATTGCCATTAATAGTAACTACACTATGACCTGATGATTCGTGTTTTGTTCCAATATTAATTTCATAACGATCTGCCTCAGCTCTTTCTGAAACAGTACCTTTAGAATCTATTTGAATGTAGGCACCTGAGTCATGAGTAATCTGAATTCTTTCTGCACCAGGAGAATCATCGATCTCAATTGAATGTTTACTCGTTTTAATTACTCTATTGTGTGGATACTTGGCTGCGTAAGCAGGAGGTGGTTCAGACCACGTTTCATCCATATCAGCAATCTTTTGATCGTGTACTCTATTGGCTGCTTGTTGTAATAAGTATGTTTCGTTTAATAATTCACCGCGAGCTAATCTATCAGGTCCGCCGCCTGCGTTGAAATCATTAGGGCTATAACCTCTTGCTAATAAATCACCATCCTTTTCTGCAATAACACCTTCACCATCTTTGGTTGGATTTGATTCTGTGTTATACATACTTGGCAATAATCCTAATATAATAGGATGCTGGGCCATTCGTCCATCTAAGAACATTCCGTATACGTATGAATTTAATGGTGGAGGTGGATTATTTGGATCGTAATTACCTGAAGCACACATTGCCCAAGGTAAATCTGTAGTAGCAATTTCTTTATTTGTTCCGTGTACACCAAATGCTCGAACTCTTACTCGACCTTCATGTGTCTCATCGTTATTGCCTTCAACAATACCAATAAAGAAAAACGGATTACTTACTCCTGAACCATCAATCATACATTACCTGCCTGCCAACCGTATTTCATAATCTCTGCCTGTGTGGTTAATGTACCTTCATTCATGCTATGAATTACCATAGACACTAAATACTTACCACCCAATCTTTTATTCTTTTCATCTTTTAATTCAATTGAAGGTTCTTGAGTAATAAGATCAATTACATCTCCTGGCACTAAATCAATTCTTCCTTCAAGTTCTATATTAGCTTTTGCATTATTCAAATGATAATTATAAGCAACTCTGTTTTGAATAATATCAACCATGTTCTGTGGTGTACGAAGTACTTGACCAGGTACTGATGCAATATCATCAGGTTGCCAATCTCTATATACTACATACTGTTTTGCATTTTTGTTTTCATCTTTAAATACATCTTTTATAAAGGTGTCTGAGTGTACTGCACCAATATTACTTGTTCTTGGAGCACCTGTCATACTTGTATATTTCTTTTTATTTTTTTCGTAATCATAATTGTAATAGTTACGTGTGTGATTAACAAAATCTATTTCCATAACAGTATTCTTATATGCTCCGCTATCAATATCAGCGCCTGTATCAACGTGAGTTGAATTTTGAAATGATTTAACATTTCTTACCATTCTGTCTGCATATTCTGGATGCTGTTCTGAAAATG